CTACATGGGCTCCATCCTTTTGTGCCCGATAACGGATGGCACAACACCGTAGCAGCCTTTCGGAAGCGTTGCAATTACCACAACGCAGGCCGAGCTACACCGTTCATTATTAAAAGCGCTCACGAGTTTGTGAAGAAGATCGCACCTCAGCCTCTCCGTCAATTCCAGTGGACAGAGCAGCTTTACATGGAATGGAGGGACAAGTTTGACCCAGAGAAACAGAAGCGCATGGATGAATCTCTGAGAACCCTCCCAAATGCCAAGCTGCAACACTACACTGACAAGGAAATATTCGTCAAGATCGAGGCTCTTTTAGTTGGACACAAGCCCAACTTCGCCCCGCGAGTGATTTTCAAAGGAACTGACTTGTATAACGCAATCTCCGGACCAGTCTTCAATGAATTAATGAGAAGATTTGATGTCTGCCTTAACGGCATGAAAGGAGATTGGCAGTTCAAGAGCAGTTACAAGAAAACGCCCGAAGAATATATCCCGCACGTGGAGAAACGTGAAGACAATGAATACTGGGTAGAAGCGGATTTTAGTAGCAATGACAAGTTTCAATGCTCCGACGTGCAATTGTTGGAAATCTCACTCATGCGCGTGTTAGGTTGCCCTGAATGGTTCGTGCGTTTGCACATGAAAACCAACAAATTCAAGGTCAACAATTTTAAACATGGCATAAAGGCAAAACTTGAGAACCAACTGCCAACTGGAGCGACTGATACCACATTTCGCAATACGTTTTGGAACGGTTGCATTTTGTGGGCCAGCTTAACAAAGCTACGAATCCGTAAGTGTCGCGCGTTATTGATGGGCGATGACATGATTGCTTGCATCCTTGGTGAAACCAAATACTTGACCAAAATCTATGTTTCAGTAGCAACTGAAGCAATGATGGAGGCCAAAGTTTTTCGCCATGCTTGCTTGTATCAAGCATCTTTTCTTAGCAAGTCGTTTCTTCCTAGCCGTTATGGACATCACATGTGCCTTCCCCTTATGGGTAAGGCGCTTGGTAGGTTCAACGCTAGAGCAAATAAGAACAGTGCTGTGACTGATGCCGGGTACATGCTCGGCAAAGCAATCGGTTATGCCTATGAATTTCGATTTTATCCAACGTTGCGCCAAGTATTCATAGACCGTGCTTCCATGGAAGCCCAATTTGTCAC